TTGTCGATTCTGTACTCCCAAGTCCTAGTGCTGCTCTTAATGTCGTTACTATTTCTCTCATTGCTGCCAGCTCTCCATTACTTTTGGGGCTTCTAAAATCTATCAGTAAGACTATTTTTAAAAAAGTATTGACTAAAGGTAAACCTAAAAATAAATCTACTTAGTTTTTATTTTGTGGGTATGTGGTACAACTTGATTAGGTATTGTCGTTAATACAACATTTTTACATGTAACTGCATCTTCATTAATTAACTTTACGCCAAGTTTAAATTGCTCTGCACATATTTTCATCCTTGCAAGATTGGCCTCTAAACGTGCCTTCTGTAGTGCAAACTCTTGGCCTTTGATCTGATTCTCAGCAGCTTTGACGCAAAGTTGAGAACCTTTACCTAAAGGTATTTGCAAACTTGCTGTAATTCCATAATTTAAATTAAATGTAGTTTGATCTATTCTGGGCTGTATTTGTGTATATAAAATTTTTCCTGGATTAATAAGATTACCGTCTGCATCTTCAGCCGTATCGTATATGTTTGTCTCAGTAAAATTTATTTTTGGATATTGAAAGTTTTGGCCTTTAGTAACAAAAGGAGTTATGGCTAATGTTGGCTGCTGACATTGCACATTACCTCCGTAAATCATGTTTGGAAAGCCGCCATTTATAGTTTGATAGCCGTTATTAATCACCGTACCTGAAGAACTAGCCGAAGGCGAGCTAACTGTATTAGCTTTAACAGGAGATATAAATAGTAAAAATAAACTTAATTTGAAAAAATTGACAAACTTGTACTTTGACTTTCTGTATTTATGGTGCGTTGTATAGTGCTGGTTGCGTCTAAACCTGGAGCAAGAAAATTCTCTGTTATAGAAAAAGCTTCTCCAGGAGTTTTTATTTCCCATTGAGGTTTTGTTGGTAAATCTGGAGTTACCCATTTAAACGAAACCCCATTAACTGTTTGCGCATTTGTATAGGTTGCGTCAGGTGATATAACTGTTCCATCTTTAACTTGTATATTATTTCCTTGCAAACTGTAAGAATATCCTGTCCGATAATTTTCAGTAACAATGGTTTCCACAATAATAGTTTTACTAGAACTGCTACTTTCCATCTGGCCTGTAGAAAATGAAGGCGTGATTCCCCCTGCATAGGCACTAGGTATCCCAAATAAAAATATTACCAGCCATTTCATCAATCAATTTCTAGCTTAATTGTGTTAGACATTTGCGCTGTAACCCCTGCCCCTGTATCTGATAGGTTAACTGTCATCGCACCATCAGATGCCATGGTCATAGCGGTAGTACCAATATCTCCACCTGAGACCGTAGTTGTGTCTCCGAAGATAGGTAAAGCTGGTACTACCCCTGCTGTAACTGTAGTTCCGCTAGTTGGTATGGCATCACCCTGTATATAGCTTTCAGTTACGCTATACGCATCCCCTGCTGTAGTTACCCCATAACTCGTAGTGTAATCAATAGTTGGAACTCCGTTAGTAATTGCAGCGTCAGTAAGATCAAGCGTTCCAATAGCATTTGTAACTGTATTTGCTGTTGGTGTTACGTTTGTGCCTGATGATGAAAATGTAGTACCCACCCGATTGCTCGTTGAACTTGCTCCCAAAGTGCTGACCGAAACAACATTTTGTATTGAGTGGCTTATGTCTGCTAGTGCTACAGAAGGACTAAACAGTAATAGTAATGCTAGTAGTTTTTTCATTTGATTCCTACGTTAGTGTCTTTGTTGTCAACTATGTTAACTTTACCTTTTAATTTTTTGTTGTCACCATTGCCTCCTTTTTTAATATTCAGGCCAAATTGCGCGCTAACCGCACTCAGGAGTCCAGCGGCGAAGGTGGTATCAATTTGCCTAGTAGGGTTGGGATTAAAGTACGACCAAGAAATTACGCCCAAACTCCAAAAAAGAATAATAAGCTGCACCACATTGGCAATCAGACCATTACCTTCCTTTTCGTCTTGATCTTCCATAGATGCAATAAATGATTAGCGTTATACTTGTAATATATTCAATTAACTCTATGCTTGCAATCCTACGACCAATTCTCTTTGCTTTTATTAAATCAAAAGCGATAAAAAAATTAGTGCTTGACATTTTAAAAGCACTTGCAAAACAAAGTTCAAATAAAATTGATGATCAATTAGTAGAAATTATTGAAGAAAAGTTACTTATTTAAAAGCATCCCATGCCATGTGAAATGTAGGTGGTTGCCAATAAACGACATCACCGCCTATGTATTCATCTTTTCTAAGAATCCTGGCTAATTTTCCAGTTTTCCAGGGATCAGGCACATTACCTGGATCTTTTTGTTCTGCCTTATTGTATTCTCTGCTAACAATATTCCATAAATCCAATGTACTGCCTGCATTTAGCCATTGTTCTGTCTTAAATAATTTATTACTGTCTCCTATACCTGGACAACCAAAAAAATTATCAGCTCTATCTCCTACTAATATCTGTTTATAAAAATTCATATCAGCCTGACGTTCTGTAATCTCTACTATTTCTTCATCGAGTAAATGTAGTCCTGGTATTGTTTTAAGGTCTTTATCACCACTAACAATAACGTCATCCTTTTTCACAGATATACCTATTGCGTCATCTGCTTCTAAGTTTTTATATCTGACGATGGGCCACGTTTCAGATAACCATTCTCGTAGCTTGGCATACCCAGCAGGCCGTCTATACTTCCTTCGGTTTGATTTGTAGGTGGACGAGATACTATAGCGAAAGTTCGTGGCTGAACCCAGGGCCATGACCATTTCGTAGTCAGGTAAGATTTTGGCAAGCCTTTGTATCTCTGCATCAATTCCAAATTTTGCGTCTTCGATCTGACAATAATACGACCAAATGCCGTCTTTTAATTCATACTCATACTCATTGTTACAAGCATGACGATAAGTAAAAATTTCTACATCAATGTAAGCTTTTTTCATTGTTCAATCCATTTTTGATCAAGTAATTGGTTTTCTTCGTGAAACTCAAACGAGCCAGCGTAACCGCATCTGCCTAACATTCGATTTTTTAGACAGTAACTATGGGTAAGGTTTGTTCCCCTGGATCTACCTAAGGCCCATATTGTGTCAGCAAGCTGGACAACAGAATGTGATCCCCTTATGTCATGTAATTCAGGGATGCCACCATCTTCCATATTTTTTACCTGGCTTGATGATCTATTCAAGTGCGATATTGCAAATACAGTACATTTAGTTGCAGCAATAAAACTACGAATTTTTGTAATTAAACTATCTAGATGCCTAGTATCTAACGCTAGTCCAGAGCCAATGATAGTTAAATGATCTAAATATATATGCTTGCAACCAAGAGATCTAACCATGTAGTTCATTCTTTGCAGAATAATATTTTCATCAAGCGAACCAAAATGATCAAACAGCTCCAGCATCCCGCCATTAGTTACAAACTTATCAGCACTTGCAATGTCTTCTAATTGCTGTTCTGTAAAGCCTGCATAGTTTTGCCTGGCATGTAACTGTAAACCAGCAGCCATACCTACAAATCTAAATATTGCTTCTTCTGCCGTTTCTTCTAACCCGATCCACCCACATTTTATACCTGTTTCCATGTCATGCAAAGCTAATGCCCTGGCAAATGTTGTCTTACCTATTCCTGACCCTGCTATAAGAACTATTAACTGGTTATCGTAAAAGGGAGTCATGCGATTCCAAGTGGCAAAACCACAGTTAGTTGCTGTTCTATTAGGCGGTTTAATTGTTATGCCAGAATATGCGCTTGCAGATTTAATTCCATCTGGACGTAATTCTTTTGCAGCAAAAATAGCTTCCTTAACAGCCATGCTGCCAAGTTCAACTAACGTGTCGTTTGCATCTTTTAACGGAAAGACAACACGCCTTACCTGTCCAGGCTGAAACAGCTCCACTATCGCATTGGCTGCTTCTTCTCCTGGCTCGTCCATATCAGTAGCAATGTAAATAGTTTTAAAAGGATTAAAGTAATCCAAATGTTTTTTTACAAAATTAGCTGCTGATTGTGCGCCATTAGGAACTGATATACCTACTACTTTTCCGTTTGTTGCGTAGGTGATTGAGGGGGCATCAAATTCTCCTTCGCAAATAGCGATTCCATCATGGTGTTTAGGATTTGCGAGATGTGAACCAAACCCTGCGACTTCTTTCGGTTTTCCTGTCCAACTGATTTTGTCATTTTTGTTCATTAGTTAACACCCTGATTTTTTGGGCTATTGGTTTACCTGTTTTGTCTCGATATTGAAAGACAACACCACTATCAGTTTTGATAATGCCGTACTGTTCTAATACTTTTTTTGGTATTCCCCTGTAAGTATCGTTATCCCAGGTCTTAAATACTGGCACTCTTACTGGAGGAATATACGTCTGTCGGGTGGGCTTGGTTTCTTCTTTGAAAAGCGTGTTACACGCAAAACAGAATTTGTGGTCTGTATAGACCGCACGACCATCGCTACTCCCACACTCGCAAGGCTCATGACGAATAAATTTGGATTCACCCATCTACCCCCATTGCATCTTTCATTTGCGATAAAGCTTTCATAAGTGTTGCTGTTTTTGTAATTTTTTGGGCAAGAGTTTTTACGTCTGCACATTCGTAAGTAGTAAATTTAGTTTTACAATTATCGCAAACCCTTCTTCGTATCACATAAGGCGTATTGCCCTCTGTCCTGGTATCTGTACGGTAAATTTCCGTCCTATTGTAGTCGCAATGTGGGCAATTCATTTTTTAATTTAATAATAGACTCTAAACCAGACATGGGCCTTATCGACTTTCGGCTCATGTTTCCAATAGCAATGAACTTCACTAATAACTTTGACGTTATCATCTGTAAAAAGTCGTTCCGTATCTTTAGTGCTAGTCAGGGCATCGAACAATCCACCGAGTAAATTATCAATGTCACCCCTGGCAGCGGTATAAAAAACAACTTCAAATTTATGGCAAAAATCTATTGGCTCTTCTGTCCAATATTCTGATGCCATTGACCATACATCCTTTTTCCATTGCATATATGCTTTGTCCATATATGGCCTGGCTTGGCCC